ATGATACTTATTCATTTCATTAGCAAACATAATCGCATCAAGGTGCCCAGATAGACACTTGTTTATGATGAAGGGTGGGTATTGTTTAACGGAGTCGGGGTTTTCTTTAATAAGGTTTTCCTTATTAAAGTTTATCGAGTTCATCCAATCTTTCAGTTCCATTGTTCCTCTAGTGGTGTAGGTGGAGTAAGAGAATAGTTTGTAACAAGCAACTCAGTCTTTACATTATCCTGAGTATTCTTGTCCCCACGATGAACCATAGAGTAACGTAGTTTCCAATACTCAAGATGATAATCTTTATACAACTCAAGCAGACGATCATTCACATTGTAAGTAATCATAAAGTCGTGAGGACACTTGTATACGTTCTCAGCAAATACCTCATGATCAAATGATCTGTGCATCTCACGATTCTTTCCATACAGAAAGTCTTTGATGTCATAAGGAGGATCAAGGAATACAAAAGTATTGTCAGGACCGTCAGCATTCATTACTTCAGAATAATCAATATTAGTAATCTTCCAATTCTTAATTAATTGTGAGAACTGAGCAAGTTTATCTGCACCAACTAGAGAGAAGTTAGAATTAGCAGCAGTTCGAGAGAAAGAACTGTTCTCAGTCAATCCAGAGTAACTGCACTTATTCATAATAAAGAAGGCAACTGCCTTCTGGAAATTATCATAGGTATCAATCTCAGTAGCATACTGATTGAACAATTCCTTAGCAAACTTATCTTTCTCTTCTTGAGTGCCACTCTCAAGCATCTTCTCTTTCTGCTCCCTAACACTCTCAGAGAGGTCTTGACCACGATCCCGCAGTTGTACCCAGAAATTGTATAGGGGCACATATAAGTCATTCACCCAGATAGGAATATCTGGATTCTCTTTAGTCACATCAATAGCAATAGACCCACCACCAATGAATGGTTCACGATATTCAGTAATTGCTTTTGGATACCATTGTGAAAGAGTCTTGATTGCTTTGGACTTGCCTCCAGGATATCTTAAAGGTGTCTTCAATGCTTTCATAATAAAATAAAAAAATCAGAGGATGAGTTTCTTGTCGTCAGGAGTAATCAGTTTGCTCCCGAAGATCTCAGTATACTTCTTCTTCACAGAAGAGTCAACATCTACCAAGTATACAATATGCTTTTTTGACAATGTGATTTTGGGATTGTCTTTACTAATCACAGTTGCCCAAGGTGCAAATCCAACACCATTTGCATTAGGAAGGACTACAAGACCATTCTGCACTTCAATAGTAGAAGCATTCTCATCTAAAAGTTCTGCAACTACTTCCTCACCAGTTACAATACGAATCAGTTTTACATCAATCATTTTCAATAAAATCCATTAGGTTGTTCAGTTTTGTGGAGAAGAACTCCATCTACTTTTAGAAGTAGTTCTCGCATATCATTATGCAGAACACGATATCCAGTGCCAACATATAGTTGACCTAAGACAACTGCTATAGTAGCAGTTCCCCAGAATACATAATAGAATCTGGATTTTACTTGTGCTTTTAGTTTTGTATTTTTCATTTGAATTTACATTCCACCATAATTTCAGTTAGTGCCGCAAGTACATTAATTTCTTGATCAGCAACAAAAGCAATCTGATACTGATACTTAGCAATGACTAGAACTGCTGCTGCAAGAGAAGGTCCATCTACGGCATTTGCAAGACCATCATAAACCCTACGAAGGATTAGATTGGGATCATTATCTAGATTAGATGTGACCCATTTTCGGACATAACCAAAGTCCTTTACTTTCAGATTCTTGATTAGATCTTCAACACTCACATCAGAAAACTGAGCAAGGATGGCACTATCAATGCTACCCGATACTGAGTATCGTTGACACTCATTTAGAACACGTCTCCAATCTGGGAAGTGTTTGTTAATAAGTTCTACCAGGACCTTGTTATCATATTCAACACCTTCTGCAACCAAGATTTGTTGGAGACGTTTGAAGAAGTTTGCTGCGATTCCCTGCCTTTCTTTACCCTTAATTCCAAACTCGACGACGGCACATCGGGAGTGGAGAGGTTCAATGATTTTGTTTTTGAAATTGCAGGTGAAGATGAATCGGCAGTTGTTATAAAATGTCTCAATATTTGCCCGTAAGAGGAGCTGTACATCATGGGTTGTGTTGTCAGCTTCGTCAATAATGATGACTTTGTGCTTTGCTTCAGTTGCAGAAAGTGAGACGGTCGAAGCAAAGTTCTTTGCTTGGTTCCGTACTGTGTCCAGAAATCGTCCTTCATCGGATCCATTGATAACGTAATAATCAACACCTAATTGTTCACAGAGTGCCTTTGCCACTGTAGTTTTACCACAACCTGCAGGTCCAGAAAGTAGTAGATTTGGTATCTCTTTCTTATTTAGAAAGTCTTTGAACATAGTTTTAGTATGTTCAGGTAGGATACAATCATCGATCGTCTTTGGTCTATACTTCTCAACCCAAAGAAAGTCAGTCTTGTTCATAATTTAATCCAGGTCCTGTCCTCAAATTTTAATTCCATATCACCAATAATCTCTGTTGGAAAACTAACAGATAATCTTTCAGTAATAGATGTTGCCCGATGCGGGAAAAATGCTGGGATGAATATTGCATCACCAGGTTCAAGATCACAATCAATAAAAGGATCTTCAGTCAAGGTCAGATTGCCATTGTCTCCACTAGGATCACACAACCCATCATACCACACTTTGAAGTTTGTGACACCCTCACATTGAACAATAATATTGTTGTTATAATCGAAGTGGGTTCCAAATGGATGAACTGCCTCTAGGTTCTTACATGCGTAGATATGGGCATCTACTGGTTTCTGATATTTTTTTTCAAAAACCTTACATAGACGATTTATTTTTTCTGTAGATTTTGACATGTCAAGAAAATAACATACCCCATTGTGTATCGCATCACCTACAATACTTGGTGGGAAACAATCGTTATCAAGACACCAGGCAGTATCATCCCATTTACATTTATCCTTTCCATCAAAATTAACTCGTTCGTATGTAAGTAATGGACGAACATTTATAAGATGTTCGAGTTCTTTCCACGACAATAAGTTTGCATATAAATTTTTGATTACCTTAGAAGTCATGAATAAAATGTGTTTGTTCTTTCATCTCATCAGGTAGTTCTTCAGACCACACGAACTCAGAACTTGTTTCGTCAAGAATTGGTTCAAACATTTCATCAACATCAACCAAGTAAAGAAGAGTTGGTGTATGAGTTGCTCTTGCTTCAAGGACATCTGGAAAGATGTAATTAGAGAATCCTACAAGTTTGAAATCCGAATAGTATCTTCCAATCTCTCTAGTATGAACTCTCTCAGCAAGTTCTTGAACGGTTTCTTTAAACCTAAGTCTTCCTCCTATAACCCAGAACACACCCTTTACAGGTTCTTGTGTTCTTTTGATTAGAAGAAATTTATCCTTACATCTAAACACAAAATCCACACAAAAAATTGGCATGGATTTCATTATCTTTTGATACTCTTTTTCTTCAATAAACATTACAAGTCGTCATCAATAAATTTGGTCAAAGTAAAACTTCCATCTCCATTGTCAATCCATTCTAACATATCTCCTTCTTTCCATCCAGTTTCCTGGAGTATTTCTTCTGTGAAGGTTAAAATTCCATCATCACTAACTTTCAAAGTAGTTTTCATTACACCCACTCAGGTTTACGATCTGGTATACGAAGATAATTATCTTTTACCCACGGTTTGGATGCGATATACATCTTGTATTTGTCATAGATATCAACGCCCGTATCATACTTGAACTCATCAGGTCCTGCAAACACAAAGGGTGTTGTATCCTTCCCACTACGACCTTGAGGATCTGCAGTAGGGAGTATTTCCTTTGCTGCTAGGAGTGTCTTCTGACAGGTATGGACCTTACCATAACGAGCAGTGTACTCGTCACACATAGCAAGTCCATGAGAAAGCAACCACTGCCAGTTAGTTACAAACTCATTTGCCCAAATAGTACAAGGGTGATTACGAAAAGCACCCTTCTCAGTGGCATAGGGTGTACCGTCTGCCTTGGGAAGAGTGCCGAATCCATGACCCCATTTATCCGAACAAACAATGGCAAGCATCTGACAGGTCTCTAGAGGCATCTTGACGATGTGTTTGTCGGGGAGAACTTGTGCAGACTTCCAAGGATCGGGATCAGTAACGAAAATGTTCATAGTATTTTTGACATCGAGATTGTCAGGAGGAATGCTATCATTATAACCACGTCCCAAGACTTTGTTCTAATAAAGTAAGGAACCGAAATAAGGTCAGCAATTAAATTGATATACACACCCACCATAACATCAACATGAGTTATAGTAAAATATGCAACAATAACTCCAATACTTCCGATTATTCTTAAAGTAACATCAGGAGTTATCTGTAGTTTGAGTTCAGAAGTTTTCTGCATTTATGATCTCTTGGTGAACACCCACTATGAATATATCGACCATCAAAGACAACTAAACGATTTGGTTTTGGAGTGATAGCCTCCTTTATAGTAAAACTATCGATATTATCTCCATTGACTTGAGATCCAGGATCCCTCTCATTAAAAATGAGAGTATTGCCATCGGTTTCATTTAAATAAAGAATTGATGAGTAGTGAAATTTTCCAGGAAAATCAACATGAGGTCCATGAATAGCACCATCTACGTTTTGTGTACACAGATCTGCTCTAACTCTCATAACTTCTTTCGCACCAAGATAAGATTTTACTTTTAGAGCAAAAGGATATATTAAATCTCCTGCTCTAGATCTTGCTTTATCGTCTGTCACGAGGAGATTAGAAAAACCTTGAGTATCTTTTACTTCTCCATTTATACTGAATTTTTTACTACTTGAATAAGTAGAATCATCACTATAATACCAATGAAAAGTATCATCATTCATGACATCATTTACGATGAAATCAAAATAAGACTTATCAAGAAAATCATCAATGACTTCAACAAATTTAGTCCTCATAAGACGAATCTGGTTCTAGGGCAATCCAATAGGTCAGGTTTTTATCAGAGTTGACAAACTTAGAAAGAAGTTTCTTAGAGATAGAAACTTGATAACTACCAGGAAGAATCTTGATGTTTTCTACCTTGAAGTTGAAACTAAAAATATTCTCAGTCTCACCAACAATGATTGAGAAATCATTAGAAGTATCATTCTTACGATCAGATACAACTAACTTGACAACACCATTCTCACCAACAACAGATAGATCTGGAAGTTGATATACAGCAGATGCCTTAAGAAGTTTGTCCAGTTGCTGAGTATTGAGATCAAAAGAGATTTCTTCAGAAGTCAGAATAATATCTTTCTCAGGAGGACTGATAATTACATTGGGATCAGCAAAGAAATACTTAGAACGCATCTTACCTTCACGGATAACCATGTAAGAATCATTCTCAATGTCAAGTTCAGGACTCTGGTGCAGACTCAGACCATTAAGAAACTGGTTAAGATCATAAATGCCAAAGTCTTTGGGAAAGTCTTCATTTACTTCAACCTCAGCAAGAATATTCTTCATCACACTGATAGTACGGAGTTTCTTTCCTTCTTTGAAGAGAAGAGACTGGTTAATATTAGAAAAGTTTTTGAGAATATTAACAGTTGAATCAGAAAGTTTCATAATCACCTTTAGGTTGCTTGTGTAGACCAGAGAAATGGTAGAGAAGGATGCAATAATGAATTGCTTTTAGAATGTCTTGTTTAGACTTTCCACCCTTCTTACCAAAACGAGAAAGATATTTGATTGCATTAGAACGGCAGAATGGTTCTGCATCACCAATACTTTCAATCAGATCCAGAGTTTGGGTCTTAGAATCCTTAGAAGTATAGTGTGCTCTGTATGTTCCTGAGAGGTATTCACGAACCTCCATCATAGTCAGGTCTTCTTCATACTTCCAGAAACCATTTCTAGCAGTAGACTCAAGATTTAAGTCAATTGAACCAAGTGCTTCCATATCACTGTGTCCCCAAGGAGGCATATTATCCTCCGTATTAAATGAAATTGTATCGTCACTCATAGATGAAATCGGCGCATTGATATTGAGAGTATTCCCAAAGTCGAGATAATCTTCTTCGAGAATTGGTCGGTCGTCTGCTAACGGACGACCATCATGGTTAAAGTAGTCCATTTGTTCTTCACTAGATCCATACATTTTGTCGTAAAGCAAACTCCAAGAATTAGTCATAATAAACCTCTGTTATTATATCAGAAATTGGGTTCAGAGTCAAGTTCATCATCAGATGTCATTTCAAAGTCGGCATCAATCTTATCATAAAGTTCAATAAATGACTGCTTGGTCTCATCATCAAATCGTGCAGTACATACATCAATTGCCTTTTCTTTATTATCAAAGATACTATAAGCACGAATGATATGCACTAAACGACGGGTGCTGATCACCTCATCAATACCACCATCATAGAAGGTCTTGCGGATAATGTCAGCCCAATCGACTAAACGAGACAAGAAG